GGCTACTAAAAATAAGGGGAAAAAGAATGTCAAACGTAAGTAAGACACTAGCAGAAAAAGCTAAGAAGGCTAGAGCTAAAGGTAAAAAAGTTACAGCAGGACAACTAAGACAAGTCTATAATAAAGGTCTCGCGGCTTATAAGACTGGACATCGTCCTGGAACTACACCTAATCAATGGGCTATGGCAAGAGTAAACTCTGTTTTGACTGGGGGCAAAGCAAAAGCTGTAGATGCTCATATTTTTGATAAAAGTAAAAAGAAACCTACCAAAAAACCTACAAAGAAGGCTTAAATGTCTTATTTAATCAGCAACATACCCTTTTTTAAATGTTGGGTACGCAAAGAATTTACACATAATCATGAAAAGTACAGAGGTGAATTTATACATGCTCATGCTTTTGCAGTAACGACTATGCCTGATAGAACGCTTGGCTTTCAAGTTGTTTTTACTGGTTGTGAAGCAGATGGTACTGATGACACAAATATACATGGTGGAGCGATGTGGGCAAGAATGCCCTTGACGGCATTAGTTGCGGATATACCTTTGGAAACGATGCCAGATATAATGCACCCACGATTTGCACAACCGTGGGATTGTAGCTCTCATCACCATAGTGTAATCAAGCTAGACTATGTAAGTGTGAGTCCATGGGTATGTAAAATAGATAATAAGTTGCATATCGGGAAATATTTATTTACAATAGATTACAGCGAGTCAGATTTAGCGGATGATCCAGCTCAACATAAGCAGAGTCATGTGATACAACTGTTAAAAGCTGACAACTGGACTGGTAATATTGTTGCGTTACCAAACAACAGAGTGAGAGTTACCTCACCTGCTTTATGGGAGACTGGTGAAGGTGCTCCCGATTTTAAACCGAGTCAGTGGACTCACAATGCAGAGGAACATGAACAGTATATGGATCCCGATGTAACTTTTAACAATCTTTATAAGGAAACAAAAGAATGATGAAAAAGAAAAGCTATGCTATGGGCGGTGCTCCCAAGAAAGAAACAATGATGGGCGGTGGTGCTATGAAAAAGAAAAGTTATGCTATGGGTGGTATGACTGGTAAGAAAAAAATGTCAGGTGGTGGTTCAGCTTCTAAAGTAATAAAAGGTCCTTATAGTTAATGACAACTTCATCCTCTACCAATTTTGAACTAGATGTTGCCGAATATATTGAGGAAGCTTTTGAGCGTTGTGGCTTGGAAGTTAGAACTGGGTATGATTTAAGAACGGCAAAAAGATCTATGAACATACTGTTTGCAGATTGGGCAAATAGAGGATTGAACCAATGGACAATAGAGCAAAGAACAAAAGCACTTGTTTCTGGAACAGCGGAGTATGATCTGGATACAGATTTAGTAGATGTGTTAAATGCCGTAATAAGAAGAGGTAGCACTGATTTTTCTTTAAGTAGAATAAGTAGAGATGCTTACATAAATATCCCTACTAAAGCTACAACTGGAAGACCAAGTCAATACTTCTTAGACAGACAAATAACACCAAAGCTTAAATTATGGGCTACTCCAGAGAACAGTACTGATGTTTTTGTATACGATGCTTTAACTAGAATACAAGATGCAGACACCGCGAAAGACACCGTAGACATACCTTTTAGGTTTTACCCATGTCTTACAGCAGGACTTGCCTATTATCTTTCTTTGAAAAAAGCCCCAGACAGAGTACAACTTTTAAAAGCTATGTACGAAGAAGAGTTTGAAAGAGCTTCTGCTGAAGACAGAGATAGGTCTAGTTTAACATTAACCCCTAGTGCTACATATTATGGTTTCGTATGAGTAGATTTGCCCTCGGTAAAAAATCAAAGTTTATATCCGATAGGTCTGGCTTTGCTTTCCCATACAGAGAGCGGATTAAAGAATGGAATGGCAATCTAGTTCATAGATCAGAATATGAAGCCAAGCACCCACAACTTACACCAAGAAAACCTCCTTTTGAACCACAAGGTTTACATCAAGCTAGACCACAAGAACTAGATGATAATAAGAGGTTTATTATCTACACTAACGTAGGGTTAGGGTTACTAGGAGCAGAGCTTACCACTTTTAGTATAACAGCTTCTGTAGGAACAGTAGAGGTTAGCACATCATGAGTTTCACATTAACTACTTTGACACAATCTATACAAGACTGGACTGAAAACGATGAGTCTACTTTTGTAGCTGAAATACCTTTTTTTATTAAGAACGCAGAAGAACGAATATTTAAAACAGTAGACCTTGATTATTTTAGAAAAAATGTAGAGGGTACTGCAACTAGTGGAAATAAATTTCTACAAAAGCCGTCTGATTATATGGCTACTTTCTCTTTGTCGCTATCCAATAGTGGCTCTAGTGTTTTCCTTTTACAAAAAGACGTTAACTTTATACAAGAGTTTAACCCAGATCCAACGGTAACGGGAACACCTGTTTATTATGCACAATTTGATGTAGATAATTTTATATTAGCTCCTACCCCAAATGCTGATTTTGCAGTGGAACTACACTACTATTATAGACCTGCCTCCCTTACGACTGATGATAGTGGATCAACTTGGATAAGTACAAACGCCCCAGATGCCTTACTGTATGGTACTTTAGTTGAAGCATACACTTTTATGAAAGGCGAAAAAGATATATTAGATTTATACAATGGTAGATTTCTAGAGTCTCTTTCAAGATTAAAGAATTATGCAGAGGGCAGAAATTATTCTGACGCTTATAGAGAAGGTCTCGTTAGACAAAGGCAAACATGACAAAATCAAAAATCGTAGCTATTGTTGGTCTGGGCAATACTAATAGCGAATATGTACACGCAAAAATAAAAAGTGAACACTTTGACGAAGTATGGGCTATCAACTCCATGTCAGGTGTGATTTACCATGATAAATGTTTTATGATGGATCCCCCTTCGCGTTTTTTAGACGAAATCTACGCAGGAGAACAAACAGATATTATGAAAAAAAGGTTGGAGACAAAGCTAGATGTGCCTATTTTTTCTTGTACTTTGGATGAAAGATGCCCTGATGTAGTTACCTTCCCTTTAGAAGAAGTATTAAAGAAAACGGGTTTTGCCTATTTAAACAATACAGTTGCTTATGCGATAGCTTATGCAATAGCCCACGATGTAACAGAGCTTCATTTATACGGTATAGACTTTACCTATAAAAACATAAACTTTGCTGAAAACGGAAAGGCTTGTTGCGAATTTTGGTTGGCGATCGCGGCTTCTAAGAAAATAAAGCTAAAGATAGCACATAACTCTTCTCTATTAGATACCAACGTTCCGGAGGATCAAAAACTTTATGGATATCATAGATTAGAAGACCCTTTAGTTGCTACAGCAACACAAGGCAGTATGTTGATTACACGGAAATCTAAAGTAAAACCACCGGAACCTATAGATGGAGTCCCTAACATTGTAGGAAGAGAAGATATCCCTGGAATAACATATGAGGAGAAATAATGTTTGATATCAATGTAGGCACAGTAGGAAGTGTAAATGTAAAGACTTCAAATAACGGAGGTCTTACTAACGAACAAGTTGCGGATTTAGCCGTTGATAAGATAGTAAGTATATCTGACGAAGCTCCTGCACACATTAGGCAACAAGCCAACCAATTCAGGGAACATCTCAAAAAAGTGATGTACCATTATTTACTCTTGGCAAGAAAAGAAGAAAGAGGTAGTATAGTTCATATCTTAAGATCAAATGGTCAAAAGGAAATGGCTGAATATATAAGGAGATTATAAAATGGCAATAGCCCAAGCAATGTGCAACTCTTTTAAAAAAGAATTAATGTTAGGCACACATAACTTCGCAACAAACGGAAATGCTTTTAAATTAGCTTTGTTTGCTGAAGGTAGTGGTGGAAAATCAAGTTCTACAGCTACTTTAGGTTTTGGAACTACAGCTTTTGTAACAACTGGTGAAGTAGCGACGAGTGGTTCATATTCAACTGGTGGTGGTGCTTTAACAAAAGTAGCTCCGTCTGTAGCTACTTCTACTTCTACTGCAACAGCTTTCACAGACTTTGCTGATATAAGTTTTACAACTGCAACAATTACGGCTATGGGTGCATTAATATATAATGACACAAATAGTAATAAATCTGTATGTGTATTAGATTTTACAACTAACAAAACATCTACATCAGGTACATTTACTGTTCAGTTTCCAACTGCTGATGCTTCAAACGCTATAATTCGTATAGCTTAAAGTAAACCGTTATGGCTAACGGTTGGGGTCAAGGCACTTGGGGTGCTGTCGGTTGGGGAGGTATAGGTAATACCTCTTTTGCTGTAACTGGCGTCGCAGGAACTGGTCAAATTGGTGATGAAGCCACTTCGGGTGGCTCTGTTGTTATAGAAACTGGTCTACAAGCAACTAGTTCTGTCGGTACTGTTAGTGCAAGTAGTGTTTTTGTTTTTTCTCCC